GTGCTGTCGGCCTCCGAAGGGGAGAGCCAGCTAATTGAAGCAAGACAGATTTGTATTTGTGCGCCACCGAACGCAACTTTTGCTATCTTTAACCGTGCCTAGAAAGACCGGGAAGTTCCTCACCTACATGCCATATCTACAGAGAACCGGATAGCCATTCCGGAAACACTGCTCAGGCAGAGGTAGGATTGCGGGAACAATTATTCAGCAAAAGGCTGAAATTATAGTTGTGCCAAAGATAAAGACGGTTGTTTGCGGTTCTTTCTCCGCAACAGAGCCTGAATAATATCCTCCTCATCCAGAGGTTCTTCTGTATGGAGAACTTGGAAGGGTGACGGGGGGGGGTGCTTATCCTCCTCTTCGTCGCAGTCTACCTGTGTTTTCGCCCTTGCCGACACTCTGGTCTCAAGCTGGGCTAGCCTCTTCAACGCCATCGAAAGGGCCAATTCCAGAGCTGAAACTTCCTTGTTCGCTTTCTGGACATATGGGCCTGCCGAAGAGACGGTTGGAAAGGAGGCAGCGGACGCCGATCCCAAAGGGATAGGCATCTGAACTACACAGATGGAAATGTCACTGGAACTGAAGGTCCTGGCACTCGTGTCAGTCACAGTGAACGTGTTGTTGGCACCAGTTCCATCGGCGGTAACTTGTATGAAGCCAATGAAAGTGGAACCAGAAGATGTGACGGTATCATACCATCCGTTGGCTGCACCATGGTTTGGAAGGTACAGACCGGCGAGATTGGAACCCAGAGCGAGATTGATTGTCTGGGCGGCAGAGAGATTTGACGCGCTCAAAGCCATGACCACCAAGTACCAACCGGTTTGAATCAACTGCATGTTGAAACCGTTGGATATATTGGTCGGGTAGAACCCTGTAACACCGGTGGAAGCAACTGTAGCCCAGCCGGTGGAGCCACCCCATGCCGTGTTGGCCGAGGAAGCAGCAGGAGAAGAATACCACGACCCCCCAATGTTGCTTGGATATTGGGGAAGTGAACAGAAATCCGTCAGAGTGACATCGTACCCAATATACCACTCTCCAAGCTCTCCTGCCTGCGTCGCTTGCACGGCAAGGAAGAGGAGGCCAGCGTCATAAAACTCATCAACGGAGCCTGAAGGAGCGGCTGCATTGTTAGAGTAAAAGACGTATTGGCGGGAAAGAGGGCGCGATCTCAGTAACGGTGCCAAGTCTACTGTGAAAGATTGGAACGGTGCTGATCTCACAGCACCGGGAAAATTTTCCATCTCGGTGTCGTTGGCAAAAGGGGCCTGATTGGAATCCGGGGAAACTGCAGCGATGACCTTTCCAGCAGATACAGCGCTGCCCGAGGCGGCAAAAGACTCGGTCTCATACTTTAAGACCAATCGGTTGAATCGGTAGATCTTAAACAGCCTGGCCAGGGCTGAGAGTTTGGGCATAAGGGCCTTGTTGCCCGGATTCAGGTAGATAGAGTTGATGGAAAAGGCAGTGGAGCCAATCACATCACCCCCAAAGGTGCCACCTAACTTCTCCCAGGTCATAGGAACTCTGACAGAAGTACTACGTTGATTGTTTCGGAACGTGAAACCCTTATTTCCTATGGGATCACGAACGGCTGAGAAAATCGGTCCGCCAGAAGAACCGCCAGCCCGCGCTGCTGCCATCGCGCGGGAGGATTTGATTTTGCCCATGTGTTGCTTTGTTTGCAACAACATCAGCGGAGTCACTACTCCTCCCTTCTTAGGAGCGAAAGAAACTCCTGCCTTGATAGCAGGGGCTGTCGGAACACCTTTTCTCGACTTGCGTAGACCCGCAACCAACGCCTGCCCAAATTTCGACAGTTTCTTGCCCGACATATCGAATTTAGCTGACGGAGGTAGGTGTATCTCTGTTGTGGGAACGGATGAGGTATGTGGTGGTGAGAGTGGAAGTTCACTCCTCCTGGTTCTCGACACACTTTTGGGAACAGTAAAATTGAATTCGTAATTAGGGGGATATCTATCGTGAATAACTGCACGCTGGATCCTATCAACGGGCTGCAATAACACGCTATTCCGAGCACCAGGGAAAACACGATCAAACTGAGCTTGACGTTGAATGTAATCACGCTGGATGGGATTCGGAACGGGCTTTCCCCCTAACGAAGTCGTTTTGTCTAATGAACAGGATCTGAAAAAATAAAGAGAGTTGAATTGTGCCGCACCCCGAGCTAAGTTGATTGGGTACTGTGCCCCCGGGACGTCTCCCAGGGTTGTATGTGCATTAACTCTCAGTCTGGGTACGTTCCG